TACCGTAACAATATCGAACGTTTATGATGGCACTCCACAGGACGTTAAGAACGCTCAATCCGAGCTTGCCTTATGGTTGTATCAAAATAAGAATAACCAAGTCTTAAACCTTCAAAGAATGAGCATTAAGTCAATGAGCATGGGTAACGAAAGCTATACATTTAGTGATAATTACAACCCTCAAGGTATTATTTGCGTTGAGGCGAGCGAATATCTTGATAAATGGATTAGAAAAGGATTTAAAGTATGCTAGGCGTTCTATACACCGACGACGTGACTATAAGATACGATAAAGTAGACGATGGCTTTTCCGACCCTGTAAGCGCAACAAAGACAATCAAAGGGGCTATCCAAAACAAAACAAAGCAACGTGTAGACGGTAAAGGAGTCTTGATTATAACAGACAACTTACTTCTCACTAATGAATTGTTAAATGATAGTGATTTAATAGTCTACGAGGGTCGAGATAGAGAAATAAGCTTCAAAGATACCCTAACAAGCCATTTATTCGGAACAATAGACCATTACGAGTATAGATTTTAATCTTCATCACGCCAATTAAATTGACAATTATCGCAAAAGGCTACTTCGGAATCTTTTAAAGGTCTATCAACGCTAACAGATGCGCCGCACTTGAAGCATTTTACGATATAAGACACTTTGCTCTTTTCCTCATTATAAGGATTATAAACATCAAGAGTTTTATCGAAGATTACTTCTCTCGATATTATTTCGGTGGAAATTATAAGCTCTAATTTTTTCATTCACACATTATAACACATCAAAAGGTGGTTTTCAATGACCTTAACTTGGAATGGCGATAACGTAGCGAAGGGGCTTAAAGCGGCGGTTGCAATAGGCTCTTATTTAACAGCGGAAGAGATATTAGCCGAAGGTGTAAAGAATTGCCCGAAGCAAACCGGAACACTAAGCCGTAGCGGAACAATATCGATTAACAAGGACATTAACGCTCAAGAGGCATTTTCTCAAGCTAAGACCGGGAGTGTAAAATCTGCTAAAAAATCACAAATCAATGCAAGCGTAGACAAGCTCTATATTTCATTTAATACCCCTTATGCTCATAGACAACACGAAGATTTGAACATGTCGCACGACGGAAGCGGTGACTACTACACTTATGGCGGCAAGAAAGAATACGTTAAAGAGGGAAGTTCAAAGTATCTTGAGAAGGCTTGGAATTCCAAAATAAAAAATGTTACGAAAAACATTAAAAGCGAAGCCAAAAAAGCGGGGATACAATGACCTTTTTCATAGAAGATTTAAAAACATACTTGGTAAGTAAATCCTTGATGGCTACTACCGATTTTATCGAGTCTTATAACGACACGACCACAAACGTTTTAACTTGCGTATCTATTTATGATAGTGAGCCAAAGACCGGTAGATATTCAATACAATTTTTGAGACGTGATACAAGCCCTAAGAATTGCTTAACTAATCTATTCGCTATTTATAGCCACTTTTTTAGTGCATACCAACCGAATCAAGTAGGTATGACGATAAACAGTCTTAAATATGTATTTAAACCGATTTCAAAGCCAACTTTTTTAAAAAAGGATAATGGCATATTTTATTATGTCTTCAATATCGAGGTTATAGGCGAGAAAAACTAATGTATTACAAGAAAATAGGAGATTAAACAAATGACAGTACCAACAGGAGTTATTACACATGGCGTGAAAGATTGCAAGCTCTTTCCAATCACTGCAGACAGCTTAACGGCTTACACTTGCGGAGCGGGAATAGATATTCCGGTTATCAGCATAGATTACAACTTTGAGATGGACGAAAAAGAACTCCGTCAAGACAACGAAACATCGGACGTTTACACCGAAACTAAAAAAATAACTATCAAATTGACATCGGGAACATTTAGCCTTGATGTTATGAAGGCGTTATTTGGCGGTACTTTGGTATCTTCCGGCGTATCACCGGCGGGTGTTCAAACTTATGGTTACAAACTTGGTAAAGTTGATAACTATGCTCAACTTGCTTGCTTGATTGACTATACAGGAACTTTAAGCGGCGCGGCTGATATGCACTTACACTTTATGAAGTGCAAAATCAACGAATGGAGCTTCAAAGGTAATGATGGCGAATACGGCGACGTTTCAATCAGCGTAACCGGCATCAATTCAAAATACCAATTCTCAAGCGCTACAAACGCGTTAGCTGTAACAATCAACGAAACTGGCGCGGCACTTGCGGCAATAGTAAGCCCATAGGAGTAATATGAGTTTTCACGACATTAAAGACGGTTATACCGAAATAACTATAAATGGAAACGTTTATAAAATCGTTTACGAATTCAACGCAATCGCTAAGTTAGAAGAGGCACATGAAAATGTCTTTTTTAGCTTAGTTAATGTCGTTGATGACTTGAGGGCTAAACCATTGGCGGATATTATAAATTTCTGCCATATCGGGTTCTTACGTTATCAACCGGATTTTAGCATCGATATTTTAAAGGATTATCCATATTTCGCTAGTCTTTTCGCTACTTGTATGGCGGAGTTCATAAGATGCGCGAAATTGCCCGACGAATACGAGCAAATGGTTGAAGAAGGCAAAAAGAACGAGACGGTAGTAAAAAAAAAGAAACGCCGTTCTATATTGGATATTATCTTTTTCAAGCGCTAAGACTTGGAATTAAAGAGAAAGATTTTTGGCTAAGTACCCCTCGTAAAATAATGCTATTGCTTATGTACGAGGGCATTACTAACGGAACAATCAAAACCAAAGCCGAAAAGTTAAAAGAAGACGAAGACTCGATTAACAAATTAATGATGTTTGCCCCGGTAATCGACAACAGAAGGAATAAGACGGAATGTCCGGAAACGAAATAGCAAAATTAAGTACGGTTATAAATTGCGATACCAAAGGTATAGACCAAGCTTTTAAAATAATCAAAGGCGGATTGCAAGATACCGATACTAAATTAAATAATTTCAAGACGGCTGTGGCTAATAGTAGTAAGGAGTTGCAAAAAACGCAATTGGCTTTAGCTACTTATAAGTTGCAATTGAAACAAACCGGAGACAAAACACAAGAGGCTAAAGACAAGCTAAATTCTATGACCATAGCGGTTGATAGAAATAAAGTCGCTCTAGCTTCTAATAAACAAGCGTTATCAAATTATGAGTCATCAATTGCTAGTAGTGGCAATAGCGCGGGCTTCTTTGCCGGTAAAATGGGGCTTATAATCGGAGCGGCGGCGGCAGTCGGTGCGGCTCTTGGAGCTATGATAGTTAAGACCGTTCAAATATCCGGTGAATTCGAGCAATTAAGTACATCTTTCGAGGTTTTAGCGGGCGGCGCGGAGGCGGGCGATGCTTTAACAAAATCATTGATACAATTAGCAACCGTTACCCCGATGACTTCTCAAGGACTAGCGGAAAACGCAAAATTATTATTATCTTTCGGCGAAACAAACGCAAACATAGTACCCGATTTAAAAATGTTGGGTGATGTTGCCGGCGGTAATCAAGAAAAATTAAATAGTTTAGCTTTAGCGTTTGCCCAATCCGGCTCAACAGGTCGTTTAATGGGGCAAGACCTTTTACAAATGGTAAATGTAGGCTTTAACCCATTGCAAGCGATTAGCGAGCGTACAGGTAAGTCTATGGGTACGCTTAAAGACGAGATGGAAAAAGGATTAATCCCATTCTCTCAAGTAAGACAAGCTTTTGTTGATGTAACAAGTGAAGGCGGTCGCTTCTATGGAATGATGGAAAAACAATCCAATACCCTAAACGGTAGAATTTCCACAATGCAAGATAACTGGACTTTGTTAGGGAAGCAAATAGGCGATAAGTTCTTACCTATGGCTAAAGCGGCGGTCGAAGTTTTAATCGGTACTGCAGATGCTATCGGTCAAGTATTAACGGCTTTAAGTAAATTCACAAAGGCGATAGCGCAACCGTTTAAAATCGTTATTAAGACGGTTTATGATAACTTACCGGGCGCGGCGGATGCTAGAAAAGCGGCGGCTAGAACTCCTAAGCAAAAGATGCAAGACCAACTTAGAGAAGAGGAAGCGCTTGCAAAGGAATATAAATCAAAAGTAGATAAGGCTAATGCGAACGCTAAAACAGCGCCGGATGCAATGAACAAAGCCGCTTATGAAGGCTACGCAAAGGAACAACAAGGCTATTATAATCAAAGTTTGACAAATATAAAAGACTATCAAAAGAAGATAGCTCAAATCGATAAAGATTCGAAGAAAACAAAAAAGAAAGCAACTACACAAACCGGATTTGTTGATAGTGATAAAAGCGGAACTCATAAAAAGGGTAAATCTTATGATTCAATTTTGAGCGGACAAGCCGACCTTGCCAAATCTCAATCGGATTTAGATATTGCTCAAAATGATTATACCGATGCTCAAATCCTTCAGAAGAAAATAGAATTACAACGGAGATTAATTTCTTTGTATAAATCTACTTCTACAAAAGGATTAGCCGAACAAAATCAATCACAAACAGAGCTTTTAAATCTTGAAAAACAATATGAAGACCAAGTGATGAACGATAAGATAGCGGCACTAGAGCAAGAAGCGGCTCTTACTAAGTCTTATAACGCAATGGATACGACCGAAAAGCTTTCAAATGTTAAATTAACCGAAGAAGAAAAGTTAAAGATAACAAATGATGCTAAAAATGCGGAATTGCAAGCGGAAGTAAGATTACAACAAGCTATTTTAGAACTTAAAAGACGAGGCGTAACCGATTTATCGCAACTCAGCCAAAAAGACCGGGAAGAATACGAAAAGCAACTATTAACTAAGCTACAAGCGGAACAAAACTTCCAACAGCAAGTTGTAGATACCGCTCAACAAGGCAAAGCGGCGGAAGTTGCGGCGGCAAAAGAATTATCTTCAACTATTACCGACGGTTTTAGAGGGATGATAAACGGCACTTATAGCGTGCAACAAGCTTTTGGTTCTATGCTTGAAAATATCGCTTTAAAGATTGCTCAATCCGGCATTGAGAACATGCTTACTAATTTGTTTAAGGGTGCGGGCGGTGGCTCTAAGGGGGT